ACATTGCCATCACAGCTTCACGGACGGGGTTAATCATTCGTTCGTGCCAGCATGTGTAGTAGCCAACATCCAGCTTACCGTATGGGTGACTACCTCCTACTAATTTATCTATAATGGTAGACTTACCACTATGTGGGGGGCCGTTCATCACTACTATTAGATAATTAGGCATTGTCCACTCCTATCATGTAACAATGCGGCGCGACTTTAGTCGCTCTAGACTGACACAGCTACTAATAATCGCACCGCATGTATTAGTCGTCTATTCCTTCTCACTACATGCTGGACAGTAATGTGACCAACCATCATCTTGTTCTTTCTGGTAGGTCCATTTCTCTTTCTTCATAGCTTTACGTGTCTCTGTGAAATCTTCACTGTCCTTCGTAAAATACTCGCTACAGTTATCACAATGAAATGTTATATAACCCGTTGTCCTATCAGCACGTACACTCATTGATCCCTCCACATTGAGTACGACAAACTGGTACTATCAGTTATAATCGTCACCATCTTCCTAGCGCGAGTCACGGCCGTATAGAGGTTCTTACGTCCTTGTGTGTACTTCGAGGATTTATTTAGTACATAGACAATCTCATCGAACTCACTGCCTTGACACTTGTGCGTTGTAAGTACATATCCGAGATCAATATTACGCATATGACTCGTCTGAAAGATACTCCCATTGTGTACATTCTTCTCATGTATCGTATATGGGATTTCGACCTCTCTATCACCGAAATCGATGACCACTGCTTTTACCGTATCTCCGTCTATATGTATATCCTTCACTAATCCTGTTTCACCATTAAGCATCATACACGTTTCAGGTGGATCGATGTAACTATGCTGTAGCGGCATTCCCACCTCATCGAAACTGTAGTATCTTTCAAAGAAGTCGCGCGTATCATAGGTGTTCTCAGTGCACACCACCTTGTCTCCAATACCCAATGTGATGCATTTGTCCGCGTGCCATTTATGTCTAGGGGGATCGAATGCCTTATCGGGATCGGGATTGAGTATACATTGTACTCGGACGTTAAGCTCATATGTACCTATCCATCCTTTATTACCAGTTACGATGATCTGATTTCGTATACTCTTATACGTATCACTGTGTCGATATACAAATTCCTCCATCACCTTTGTAGGCATACTTGTAAACTGTAGCTGGAAGTCATCCATCTTCTTAGGTATCTTACCCTTCACGATACCAAAGGCATTAGAGAAGATACCACTACCTTCGCCCTGTCTGTAGACATGTTCAAGCGTCACAGACGGGAATGTCTTAAGATGCGATTGAAAAGGGGTCATTTCGTACCCCTCGGCTTTGATCTTGTACTCTTCGATTGGGGGGAGTTGGTTGATGTCGCCAAAACAGCGAAGCAAACCACCATTTGGGAGGGCGTTAATTAATTGTCTATTCAATTTATGATTAACCATCGCATATTCGTCAGCTAAAACTACATCGTATTCTATAGGAAGGAATTGTCTCCTCTTAGGTTCTGTCTGTGAGAGTGCCTGTCCCGTCTTTTCATCTCTTTCGTGCGGTTTCGGGAACTCAAGTAGCTTATGTATTGTGATAGCCGGAAGTCCAGTTGCCTCTCTAATTCTGCGTGCAGCTTTACCCGTTGGCGCGCAGCATATGACTCTTTTACCTGACTGTAGTAGAAGCTCTGCGACTCTCTGTATAATAGTCGTTTTGCCAGTACCAGCGCAACCCGTAACGCTAGCAATTCTATTCTGTGGACTGGTGCAAATTTCAATTGCTTGTCTCTGTTTAATGTCAAATAGCAACCCATCATCCTGCTGTACAGGAAGGGCTGTCATCTTTCACCTCTTTATATGATATAAGGAAGTTGGGGAGGCGACTTTTACATCAACCTCCCCCTTGCAACTACGTACTACCGATTAGGGCAGTTACGCAGCAACAGCCAATTTGGGCTTCTTCTTAACGAACTGCGACACGTCAACATACTTCACGGTGTCGTCGCCTTGAGACAATCGCAGGATTTCAAATGCATCCTTCGACAAACTCAGTATCTCGATATTCTCACCCTTATACACAAGGTATGTGGGCTTCATGTTGCGCGGACCAGATGAACGACGGGTCCGCTTTTCCTTTTCAGCCATTTTAGAACTCCTGATTTGCTTGGACATGTTATTCTCTCACCTGAGAGTGCAATGAATACTATGACGACGCGACCACTTTGTCAACAGTAGCGCGTTTCGTGCCTTCCCAAGTATCGTGCTTGATGACGATCTTGGCTCTCAGGCCAACCCACTGTGTCAAGTCGAGCGACCTACCCACCGGGGGCGCACCAATGTTCTGAATGAACCGCTTCAAATTGAACTTCGACATCTTGTTATTCTCAAGGGACAACTTACGGTAAATGAGCACCAGTCCATCAGGCGCTTCTTCAAGTGGATAATCAGCAGGGAATGCATCAGTAGGAATGTAGAAGCTAACAGCGGCATATCGCTTATTGTTACCGCTCATCTTCGCTTCTACAGCCTTAATCTCCGCCTCATATTGACCCTCAGGGAGAGGCAACGGAGCTTCTGCATCATCAATGTCGTCTGTAAATTCGATGATGCTGCCGAGTTCGTCGTCGTTAATCATGGTTTGTCCTTTTTGTGTTGACTTGTTAATAGTGTCGTTAGGTAAATCGGCTGTCAAGTCCCTAGGTCTAGATGCAATTACATTCATGTCTACAATATCTAGGGGGTTCACAACTTCAGGCGCAGGTAAATTACGAGCATTTCGAGGGGTCTTAGCCATTGTTTAATTCCTTCCTAATAGCGAGCCATGTGCATCTCGCTAATGCTTGAATGTATGGGTCTTTTTCATCCATCCATCGCTCTACACTTGGTCCTAATTTCTCAACCATCAATCTTCGAGTTTCAAAAGAAATTCTCATTAATGCAGAGTCGTCGAGTTGTTTAATGTCCATTTACATCTCCATCTGTTTTCTCAGCTTAATATACTCAGCACTTCCAGGTAGGGGGATTTTGCTCTTATTATTTTTATTCCACATCTCCCACCACGTAGCAATCCCGTCTCCTTCATTCGTATCAGCGTTATACGTATAAGGAAATTCGGGTTCTTTACTCGTCACAAACATGCGAGTCTTCATAGGTTTTCGTGATCTACAAGGTCGAATAGCAATATACCGTCCTTTTCCTCCAACCTCGTAGACTCCCCAAGCCTCGCTAAAATCGATTGGTACACTATTGGGGAGTGTGCCGCCAAGAGCAACAGATATGAAAAGAACTGTGCCCTCGTCAGACGTAGTTGGACTATCCTCGTGCGCGATGAACACACAGTGTTTAGCATACTGCCCAGTAAGTCTGAGGACATTCTTCACCAGCTTCAATGTTAGACGGTTGCGGAATTGGTAGCTACCCGGAGCGGGTCGTTCTACCTGTGAGCCTTTTACTAGTGAAGAAGCGATCCCGGCATCAAGGGACTTATCACTAGCATTAGTAATGCTATCAATAATGAAACTATCATAACGTTGTAGAACAGCTTTCGTAAGGCCAAGCGGTTCATTTTCGCTTTTGAAAGTCTCTGTGATAGCGTGTGTATTAGATGAGTAATCGAGAACATCTACATCCTCCCGATTAGCTACACTAGCAGGACCATCAGGGTCGAAGTTAACAATCAGCTTCCTACCGGGTAGTGTGCAAGCTAATGTTGTCTTACCTCCACCCGATGGACCCCATATGAGAGCAGTTAGACGGTTACTGCTATTACTCGCTCTCCGTATCTCTTGTCCTTTAATCGTTATCGTTTCTTCATCCATCAGAGGGATATCTCCTCTCCATCATTTGGTACTTTAGGAAGACAGAGAGGTGCATTACGCTTCGACCAATCAAACCGTCTCAGGTACTCATTAAATGTATTCTCCAAACTACCTCCTTCTGTCTTCTTATCGTAGCTACCACTCTGGAGGATGAATTTCACCTCCAACTCGCCATCCATCACGCGACCAGTAACACTAATCTCAAGATCGAAGTAGCTCGGGGGGTCGTCGAGCTTACCGAGTTCATCACGCATATGTTTCACAGCTTCAATCAGCCTATCCTCAAGCCTACTGAATACTTCCATTATCCTTCTCCATTCGTTTGTTGTTTTGCTCTTCTACTCTATTCGCACACTCTAACAAGTTCATAGCAACTTCTCTAGCATCGTTTACACTTAGAAACACTTCATTGGCAGTAATACGCACGGCTACATAATAATCTGATTTCGTAGGGTCTTTAGGGATCGCAATTCCCATATCAATCCCGACTATTCTTTGTTCTTCGGCTACGTCACTTTGTTTGTCATCGTCATCCATCACGCTACCTCGTTAGTAAGAGGATTCCACATATCTTCTCTAAACTCGTCTGTGAGCATTGCCTCTTGTTCATCTCTCGTTATCGTGCAGAATGGGATGAACATACACGGTTGGAAGTATCTATTACAGCTATGAGTGTACATCGGACTGTCTAAAACTTTATCCTTATAAAGTTCTATCGTCTTATACGTATCAAGCAACCACTTCATCCATCTGTCGATGTTTTCATCACTTCTAGTAACTCGCTCCGCAACAATTCCCCCAATTTCCACGTTACGAGGAAGTGGGATTTGCAATCCATGCACCACACCGCTATTGATATCTCTTCTTTCTTTGGGTGAAATGATAAACCTGCTTGCAAAGATGTAGCCCGTAACTTGGTGAGACATGTGGAAGGACATTGCCCAGGCATCATTAATACGACTGCCGGTTTTGTTCTCGTGGACCTCGATTTGTCCATTGTCTCTGTTATCAATGATCGCATCGACTTTGCCCACGAACCTAAATCGTCCAAGATCACACTCAATGAGGAGATTGATTGGTACTTCGATCCCGATAAATCCAGTCTCTTTGTCAACGTAAGGAGTCCATGCCGCGAAGTTGTGATGTTGTAAGTAAGCTCGACAAGCATCCTCGATATTTTGTAAAGTGCGACGTTTATCTCTCGGATCGTCGTAGTATCCTGAGGTATGGAGAGCTTCAAGAGAGAAGTTCGTGATCGCTTCGGTAGGGGTCTCTGCATTTCTAAAAGCGGCATGCATCGTATCAAAGCGATCTCTGCCGAATTGCTGTGTTCCCTTAATGATCGCAAGATCGTGATTGTCTCCGTTAAATAGGGAAGCGTATCTTGCGGCGGCAAATACTTCATGACAAGCACTCCCGGCTTCTAAGGCTAAGTTACGTCCTTCTGCTGTAGGTGTTAGACCTTTTACGTATCGGATCATGCCCCACATAGGACATGTGTTTATCGCACTGCCCTTTGTGTGATCTATCCAATCTACATTGTCGTCCTCTTTAGTTGCTAGACGTATACTAACATCCATAATACCGCTCCTGTCATTATTACTACTATCAACGTTGTAAGATGTGGATGACGAACATACCACGGTAAGGGTTTATATGGATCGACCATATTGTAACGTTTATAGTCGAATGGATAAGGTGGTGGTTTTGTGGACATTGAACCCATCACCTCTCTCCTCTCCATATCTCGTCTAATGCTTCAATATCTCTAGCTATATGTACCGGTAGAAATCCCAACTTACGCCATTCATCATAGTGTCTGTTTACTCTATATACATTTATAAAGTAGCGTATGTGCCTTATAATAGGCCATCTTTTCATTGTTCATCCTCCGGTAACTTACCTCTTACTCTCTCTACATTATCTCTTAAAGCCTTATAACCACCTGCAATACCAGCTATCATATCAATCATCTTATCCATAGTCCTCGTCAATTCGTTCATCTGTTCATTCATCGCGCCTATATGTTCGATAATCTCAGCTTCGACTAACATTGAAGCCTTAGCTGGTCCGTGTTCTTTATATAGTTGTGGCAGATTACGGGCATGGTACTTCATGCGGCCTCTCCTTTCGAGGGGGGTCCATCTGCGTCATCCAACTGCAATTGTAATCCAATCACATTGTTGAGACGGTTCTCTGCTTCACTAATTAAGTCGTCAGCTTTAGTAAGTAGACGCTTATATTTCAATAGCTCCCGCTCCACCTTATCCCTAACGGAACCGGCGGTTAGCTTACCAGTAAGTTTACGTAGGCGTTCGATCTTGTCACCGATCCGCGCCCTTCGTGTCCTTATATGTGTAAGCCATTCGCGATATGTGTCCGTAGGTATCGTGGATAAGTCATCAGGAAAGATGAAATTACTCATTATTCGCCTCCAGTTTATCAATCATCTTCCTTGCTTCTTCAAATGCTGTTTCAAGGCTGTCAGTTACGCCACTTAGTGTTAAGTCTACCTTCGACTTGATGTGGAAGATATATCTATCTCGATGGTCTTTATTCACATGTATCACGTAGTTCTTATAAACGACAGGACGGTTCTTATCGATCCGAGTTACTGTCATGGTAGCCTCGATAGCTTGGGGATTTGTGCCTACGAATGTAGGTCTTTATACGTATAAGGTAATTTAAAATTATAAGTTAAAAGGGGAGGCCCAACACCTTCCTTGGGGGTCAGCACAAGATGTTGGGCCTCGTTCGTCTTCGATACGCTAGATGAAGACGATTACTCACTTACAACTATAATGATAGCATAGTTGTTTTCTTATGTCAAGTTAGCTTTCCGTTGTACACTGACCTTTAAGTATGGAGTTACGACTTCACATTTCTTAAGGATATCCTCCGAGACATGTGTCATCAGCAGTTCGGTTTTGTAGAAAGTGCGCTTCATTTCAGTGGACATGGCATCGTATATCTTACCACTGTAGACACCTGGGCCGTAGGTGTAGAGAGTGGTCTTCAATTCGGCTTCACGTTTCTCAAGTTGCTTACGTTGCTCGTTGATTTCTCCAAGTTCATCGACAAGTTTAGCTACAGCTTTCTCCTTAGGTTCAAGTTTGATAACTTTATTCTTAGTTCCAAGCTTAAGCGAAGTCATCGTCTACACCTCCATCTATGTTTACCATAGTACACAGTACGCATATTGTGTCTCACGCATGTACGTTGGTCGCGCTTATACAAGTAACGGATATTACGCGGTCGTGATCGCGGTAGTGTCGTGTGTTCTACTTGCGCGACATCTTGGCGCTCTAGCTGTTCACTATTATCAACGCGGTGATTAGCTGGAGCGACAGAGGGTCGCGCGGTATCACCTTCATTCGTCAGCACTATAGGTATCACTCTCACGAACTTCTTCATATCGCCGAGTGGTAGCCATCTCTCAACGAATGTTTCTGGACTACTAGCGCGAGTTATCGTCATCGACTGTACCTTCACAGGAACAATCGTATCTGCATGACAGCACGCGATACTACCAATACCCGCTACGAGCATCGGTATCGATCCTATGAGTATGGAGTATTTCATCTTGTGAATACGAACCATAGGACCACGTATATAGCGAGAAGGAGCCCCACTGAGATGAGTAACAATACGTGGGTATCCTTGTTGTTCATGCAGCCCTTCTCCTTTTAACAAGAGAGAGCGCATTGACATTCGTATCGCCGATAACCACAGGTTTACGACAATACGCACGCATCGATATGTAAAGTCGAGCCACCGTACAGTATCGTGGATAACGCGTTGGACCAACGAACCATCCGTATAGTGTCGCGTACTTAATCTCACCGTCAGTCTCCCTCTCTATATCGCGTAAGATCTTACCGAATGCCTTACCTTCCATCGATGCGCGGAGGTCGATCAGTGCACGCATCACATCGATGATAGGGTCTTTGAACTTAATCTTGTATACGCTCATAGCCTACCTCTTTTCTATCTTGAGGTCATATCCTAGACACTCAAGAGTAAAGCCAACGACGCACCATGCTACTGTGATGCACCATGATGCAACTAAGGTGAGCAATGCAGCATGAAGGATGGTATCAATCACTTCCATTCTTAGTTGCTCCCTTCGCTAGTGACTCCTCTCCATATACAGGATCATTGAACCTACCATCCTGTAAGTGGATGTGGTTATACGCTCTCCCATTAGCGATCTCGCTTATAAGGCTGGCTGAACAACCATACCTTTCACCGATAACGCTATAGGGTACCTTTTGTAAGATGAGTTTCTTAATATGTCTCACCGCATGATGAGGCATACCGTGTCTTTGTCTCTCCTTCATATCATCCATGTTCTTCTGGTGACTTCCAGGTACCAGATGTGCTGGGTTACAGCACATCCGGTTATCACAGGAGTGTCGGATGAGTATGTCGGATGATAACGTCTCCCCTGTCGTCAACTCATACACTATACGATAGGCGAGGAGCTTCTTACCATCTACACTTAGGTAAGGGCGACTATCTTTACCAACTAAGGCACCAGTCCATAGCCAGCAATCGTTATCACCCCTAATAGTAATCCACCTAAACACGTCTACCTTTTGGTTTGGTGGGCGGAATTTCTTTGACATCTCTTTTCCTCGATCCATTACGCACTTCTACAATCAACGACTTACTACTCAGCATCCTACGCAACATGCGAACGGCATCCTTATTACTCGAAGCATGAACTGCTATCTCGAATAATAATGTGTACCGTTCGATCTCCCACTTACGAGTGTTAGCGTCTTCTATCAGATTGATATGTACGCTCTCATCATATGTTAGTGGCCGCATCACCTTAAGCACTACATACTCAGTCTTCTTGCGGCTTATCCTGCCGGTAGTCATTGGAAATCCTTTCATGTTTGGGCATCACTTCAAGCAGATCGACAAGAACGCCTCCCGAAATTGTCTCTCTGTGAATGCTGCCATCGTTATTTAAGAGTAGGTACGTGCCGTCTCTCTCGTAGTGGTTCTTTTGCAGGCCAGTTTCATTGGTTAATATCCAAATGGCCCACCTTCCGTTACTCAAACGCTCTACTGATAACAAACGCGTCTCTGGTGGTATGGTTAGTCTCTCATTGATAGCCATTAATCCTCCGGCTCTATCCTCTCCTCTGTCTGATACTCCGTGAAGATATCCGGTCTAAACTTGGATATCTTATACGTATAACAATCCTCACATGTAAAAGTGAGGAATATGTTGTAGCCATCATACTGTGCCTCACGTTGTTTACCAGAGCCACAGCTACATTTACGCCTCTCGTCTAGCATGACTACTTGACCTTTACGATAATTCCATCCTTGACGGTTGCTTCTGCATACCATGTGTGTGCCTTTGGATAGTGTGGACCCTCTAAGTATACAACGCCATTCTCAGGTAACGTTGCTCCAGTTACATCAGCGTTCGGTTGGTACACTGTCACTCTCTGTCCTCTCTGTACCGCCTCCTTGAGTGCCTTCTTCGTCAAGTAATTCACCGTCGTGTATGCCATTGTCGTTCCTCTGTCTTGCGAGTTCACATTCTGGTCGTCGACTACTCTTACAATACGCCACTTTAGACTTCGATAAGCGAAAGTTACTCCTCACTAACGAACTGTATCCACAGTGAGCACAGTTCATTCCTCTTCTCCTCTCATTTCTTTAATCCATGACAAAAATGCGTTGAGCACATCCGTTTCAAGGTAAACTACATGATCCTCATTATCTCGTGGAGCACGTAGTCTCACCATTGTACCGGCCATTGATATATACAGTCCATCCCCGAGATACGTTTCTCCTTTCTCGCTACTCATCCCATGTCCTCCATTCCACATGCCTTATAGAACTTGTGCTTATCGAACCTAGGATTGTCGATCTTAAACATAGCAGCAAGTTCGACTGCTAATCTCCTCTTCACATTAAGAGGAGCTTCTTCCTCTTTGATGTATTTAGCGAACATCTCATAACCTTTACGAGTCATTTCTTCATCTCCCTTATACGATATACGAAGTCCCTAAACGTCTCCTCTGGTTTAGCACGCATGAGGATGTATTTCTCCTCATTATACTTCACAGCACTCTCTTCGATGCGGGGGGCGCATTTGGGACAGCACGCATTACTACAGAAGAGAATGCCACCCTTTTCGTCTGAGTCCATGTACTCCTCATTACAGAAGTCACAATTGACGTGCTTACCGGGATCAATTGTGATGACTTGTAGGCCAGGGAGTATCTTTCGCATCTCATCTTCGAAGTCACTCATAGCCATCCCTTTCTTGCGCAGAGATATCCGACACTAAACCCTCCGAATAGTAGTGAGAAATTCCACAGAACCTCCGTCATAGTGCATCCATTAGTTCGTTATCACCTCTGATGATGATGACATCTCCACATAAGAT